TCAGTCGATTTTACCAAGAATATTAAGCGTCTTTGCTTCTTCGCTTTGTTGCTTGTCACGTAGTAGGTGGGCATATACTTGTTGCGTAATTGTAACGTTTGAATGGCCTAAACGCTTAGATGCATAATTAATGTCGACGCCTTTCGATAATAAGTAAGAAACGTGCGAGTGACGTAAGCCATGAACGGAAACTATATTTTCAAAACCGAGTTCACGTTCAATTCGTTCAAGCCAGTGGTTATTGATAGTAGCCCAACGGCGGCCATCGAATAATTCATTGGCATCGTTCCATTCAGACTTTGCACTAATAAACGTTTCGTAGTTATCAAAGAAACGATCTGGCATGGCAATAGTGCGAATAGATGATTTTGTTTTTGGTGTGGTTGATTCGCCAGAACGTTGCTTGGTCTTTGTTACGCTGATATTGTGCGCATCAATATCAACATCATCACGAGTAAGTGCTAATGCTTCACCCGCACGCAGACCTGACAATGCAATCAAATAAATCATGAATGACGTGTTCCACTTAATTAACTTGTCGTTAGTTTCGATGTATTTAAGTAGCTGGTTAAACTCATCAACTTGAAGGAATTTTTCATCAGCAGACTTAGAATCAGCACCTGGTATAATAACGCCATAGGTGGGGTCAGCTGTTATTAAACCATCGTGAAATGCTTGTTCGATTACTTGTTTCATAATCTGGTGACGCTTAAGTACAGATTTACGTTTCTTGTCGCTTGAATAATCGTTCAAGAATGCTTGATACATTTGGCGAGTAATCTGATCCAGTGTTACATTCTTAAAATACACATCAACAACGTATTTGCGAACTGCATGCCATGATTCTTTTGTTGCTTCCTTGAGACCAGCATCGAACCGTAATTGTTGATACTCGTCGAAATAATCGCTGAAAAGGGTAAGCGTGCCTTTTTGAAGTGTTGGCTTGCTATTAGCAACTGAATATTCAGCCGCCCAAGCTTCAGCTTCCTTTTTGGTCTTGAAACCACGCTTACCTTTTTTGCGATATTTTCCGGTTGTGTCTTTGAATGATATTTCAACACGCCAACCGTGTTCGGTTTTATATACTGCCATTAGTTTAAACCTAACCTTTACATAAAAAATTTAGGCAGTTTAAAGACATACCCAGGTCTGGTACAATTAAATACGTAAATAGGGCAGTAATGTTCTGTTTTGTTCGATACGCACACTTCTAGCTTGCCGGCGGGGGTGTGCGTGTTTTGTTTTTAGAGTAAAATAAAAAAGCAACAACTCCTGAAAGCCATTGCCCTGTGGTTAGGTGTGCGTATAGCACTCGATGACTTTATTATAACAGGAGAATTTTTATGATGAAATTAATTATTTTAGGAATCAGCGTTGTTTTGATAAATACGGTAATAACCAGTTTGATTATGAGAAAATTTGCGCTTCAAGTATCTAAAATGCTGGCTCTCAGTGAAACCGAAACAAAGCTGGAGATTGTTAATGCTCTTAATTCATCAAATAATCCATTGCTTATTCATGTTTCAAAACGAATGTTTGCCAGCATAAATAAATCAGACTAATCATGAGTTGCTTTGTAAAAAGATCTTCCAAAGTCAGTTAACCAAGCGGATCCAAAATCTACACTAACGTTCGGGCTATCGGGGTCTATACCATAGCACTTCATTGTTGATTGTATGTGTCCGTATATGTTATTAGACGCGTCAGTAGTGTCCTTTAGATGCCAATTTTTATCTATTGCAATCAAACCAAGTGCTTGAAGCTGGTTTAAGAGATCAGTGTTTATTATAACCCCGCATGATGTCTCAACTACGGTGTTATTTATACTAGAATCACCACCAGAACTGCTTTTAAGAGAATAAATACTAATAATTGTATATACACGGGTGGACATATCTTCAAAAAGTTTTGCAGCATCGGAAGAAAGATTTGCCAAAACGTTTGAATAGTATGGGGTGATAAGACTATTAGTGTTACTATCTGCCGTATTAGCTATAAGTTTAGCAAATCGAGTTCGCATATATTCGTCATCGATAGAAAACTTACTGTCATCTATTTCTTTAGCAAGTAGCATTGTTTTTGCTTCGTCATATGTGGCATTGGGGTGATCATTAAAAAATAATACAGCTTGGTTGTTCAGTTCATTTATCTTTGCACGTTTAATGATTCCTTTTGATATAAAACCACCTAACGTGAGATCAATGATAGCTCCGAATACCTGTCCAAGTGAAGTTGCTGGGGGTGTTAACATTTCGGCTTTTACCTCTTCCGGTATAGAAAAAGCGTCTGCCGCTGCTTTGACAGCATCAGCGGTTTTACCAATATCATCTGGATTCATAATAAATTCCTTTCTGCATGTATGTATGCCACCTTAACGGGTGGCTTTTTGTGTATCTCCGTTTGACGGCGATAGGCTGTACGTGTTTTTTATTTTATTGAACCTGATACGTCTTTGTTCCAATTACCTTAAAGTCATAATTTGAAAATTCAACTTCAACATTATTAGTGTTTTGTAAATCAAATGGCACAGCGACTTGTGCGGTTTTTCCAGGTAATAAATCGTTGTTCAAAGCGTCTGATTCAGATTGAATAGGGCTATTACCGTTTTCATCTAAAGCGAGCATACCGGGATTTAGTTCAACTCGTGATGTATCGTTTTTTTGAAATGCGTGTAATACCATGTAGATGTTCGACGGATCCATGTTCTTTTTTGCGTTATTTGTTACATCCATGTGAAGAACCAATGTTTTTGACCCATCTTCTGCAGCACTATCCATTAATTCGGATTTGGTAATTTTGTATGTCATATTACCAGCGTCGAAAATGTTGCCTTTTAAAGTCCACTTTCTATCTGAAGGGTCATCAGATTTATTAGTAGAAACTTTTTCAGCAGTCCCTGATTTTTTAGATGAATTTTCGCTTGAAATTTTAGTATCAAAGGTATCATTAAATGATTTTTCAAATGCCGATTGTGTCATTAGTACAATACCAAAGGCAACAGCAGAAAAAATGATACCTAACACAGCCATAAGCTTTTTATGTTTACGATTTATAATTAAGGCGACAATCCCCAGTATCAAACCAATGATAGCTATAACCGCTGACATATTGTTAATAAATGGGATCCAAGAAAAAACTAATGCAACTACACCCAAAACAATTGAAATAATGCCTAAAACCCGATTTTCCTGTGGCTTATCCATAAGAAACATACTCCTTAAATAGCTTTTAACGTGAATCCTATCTGCACGTATGTATGCCACCTTAACGGGTGGCTTTTTTAATCTATCTCAATGCCTTTTTCTTTTAAGTTTTCAATACACTCTTTTAAATAGGCGTTGTCATGCTCGGGGTAAATCGGCGAAGTCAGAACTTCACTTGGTAGTGAAATATAAGAATCTTCCCTGGATCCACGGTACAAGGGGTCTAACCATAATTCGTTAGGTTTATACCCGCGACTTAACATCTCATTCATTACTAGTTGGTGATATTGAAATAATTTGTATGGTGAGTGGTTAAAGACGTAATTCACAGTTGCATGTTTCTTGCCCCAACCACCGCCACGAAGGGCACAACACTCTCTATGTTGCCCTAGCAATTGCTGACGAGGGAGTTTGGGGATTAAAGATTCGTGCCACAATCTCATATTAATAATTCCTTTCTAAATAACGTGGTTAGCACGTCCAATTTTTAAAGAAGTAAAGATAGATAAAATTAACTATTGCGAAACCAACTATCAATGCAGCAGCTACGTATTTAAAATAAGCTTCTTTCACCTTAAAGTAAGCATATAGAGATATAGAGATTAGCAATAGTAATGTGTTGATAATGATTAAAATTGTACGTAGCAAACGAATACCTCGCTTTCATGCTTGCATAACCGCTTCACGGGCCATATCTTCAAAGTGCGATTGCAAGCCAAGATAGTTCATAAAGTCCAGCCAATTTCTACTTTCTACCGGAACATCATCAAACCAAAATGAAGCAATCATGCGTATTGCTTGTACATTGGCTGCACGTTCTGAAACTCTCATTATGTAAGGCGAAAAGTTATAAACTGCATCCGATTCCGTGTCACCATAAAGCAGGTGAGCTAGTTCATGAGCTAATCTGAACTCATATGCATACTGCGTACTTGAATTCGGATTCATGATGATCATAGATAAAAATGGTATTGCCATATCTGGACCATCGTCTTTTGTCTCAACATTAGAAACAGTTATATCATTCCGCCTTGCCAAGTTGAGAAGATATTCTCTTAATTCTTTCATCATTCACCAAGCATCAATTTAGCCATTTCGTACAACTTGATTTTTTGCTCATCAGTTAGTTCTTTACCTTCAAAGCGAAGGGTAGGGCCTAACTTGTCTAAGACTTCTTCAAGATCCACGGGCATATCGTCCTTCTTATTACTGTGCATCTCATCAGTGTTACCTAATAGGTAGTCTACTGATACGCCGAGCACGTCTGCCACGGCTTTAATTCTATCTACACTTGGTTTTTTATCCTTCCAGCTATAGATAGAATTTATGCCAATCCCGGCTGACTTAGCAGTTTCCTGAAGACTTAACCCTCGCTTTTTTGCGAGTTCTTTTGTTCTTTCAAATATTGTCATATCAACATTTCTCCATTGTTGATAGATTTATTTTACTCAATCGAGTTAAAAAGTGTTGACTATTTTATTCAATTGAGTAATAATAAATTCATCAAGTAATTGAGCAACAAAAAACAGACCTAAAATAATCAATGCTTTGGCGAGCGAATGTTGATATACAGGCGTTTATTGTGCTTTTTCTTATGCCTTTATATTACTCTATCGAGTAAAATAACGCAACAACTTGATTAACTAATCAACAAAAAGAAAGGAGCCTAACAATGACTGAACTGGAGATTGCGGCTAAGAACGTCAAAGAAAAGTTTGATATTGCGAACATCAAAACCGGTATTCCATATAAGGAAGTTGCCAAGATGTTAAACGTATCACCACAGCAATTATCGCGAGCATTGACTGGAACACGTCCACGCGATATTCAAATTCAAAAGGCGGCAGCACGTATTTACGGTATTGAAATTTAAGGAGAAATAAACATGACAAACGAACTGATTAAGGTGCAAACGAATCAAGAAGGTGAGCAACGGGTCAGCGCTCGTGAATTGTATAAAGCGTTGGCAGTTTCAAGTAATACACGTTTTTCTCGCTGGTTTGAAACTAACTCAACTATGTTCGTTGACGGGCTCGATTTTACAAGTGTGCTTACAAGCACGGTTGTAAACAACGGAGCTACTCGACAACTTGAAGATTTCTTAATGACGGTTGAAATGGCAAAGCACATCGCAATGATGTCAGGTACAGAGAAGGGAGCTGAAGTTCGAGACTACTTCATTGCAGTTGAAAAAGAACACAAGGCGTTGATGTCAGACCCACGTATTCAAATGGCAATGGGCTTGAAGTCAGCTCAACTGATGTTAGACCACAAGGACCAGATCATCGCAGAGATGACGCCCAAGGCTTTGTTTGCTGACGCAGTGTCAGCTAGTCAGTCATCAATTCTGATTGGTGAGTTGGCAAAGTTGCTTAAGCAAAACGGCGTAGATATGGGGCAGAACCGTTTGTTCGGTTATCTCCGTGAAAACGGTTATCTGGTTAAGCGACAAGGTTCAGACCGGAACATGCCAACACAGAAGAGCATGGAGCTTGGCTGGTTTGAGATTAAGGAACACAACCACATCAATTCTAATGGTGTGAACGTGACAACAAAGACATCAAAGGTCACTGGTAAGGGACAGCAATACTTCATTAACAAATTCTTGGGTGATGGGAAATATCAATTGGAGGCATAGATATGGAAGAAAAGTTGAAGCCGTTGATTGGTCAGAAGGAAATCGCTGAAGAGGTGTTCGGTCATTCGGTTAATTGGTTTAAAGACCACTTACGTTTCTCCAAGAAGTTTATGCAAAACGTACCGAATAAGACGCCTAATGCATACCGACCAACATATTTGCGAAGCGATGCAGAAAGATTTAAGAAGCTGAACGATTGGTATTAGGTTACATGATATTCGTCATATTCATATTGGTGATGTTTACAGCATGGTTGTTTGACTTCCTAGACACCCACGACATTCACTTGCGACCACATTGGGAGAAGAAGATAAAGGAGGCAACTGATGATCAAGACGATTGTTAAGGCATTGGCTAACGCATTCGATGCGATTGCACTCATTGGACTTGATAGTCAAGTTGAGAAGCGTTCCAAAAAGGCAGCCGCCGATGTTGGCTGGGATCCAGATGAATATTGGGATGGCTTTGTTGAGTACAACAACTCACATCAATAACAATTGAATATGGGTCGCGCATCGCCAGATGCACATCAACCACTTACATGTAATATTTTTTCTCTTACTGTTTGTCTCTTAACAACATGTTGGTGTGTGTCTTGGGGTGTGCGATCCAGAAAGGAATGGAAATGAACGAGTTTACTCCAGAGATGATTTCACCGAAACAATTGTTTTCAATCTTCATCGTTCAAGGTGTCGAAAACTTGCACGACGAAGATTTGGCTGAACAATTAGGAACTAGCGTGGCTGCGTTGAACATGATGCGTGAAGCAAAGTTTACTGGCATCTCAATGCCGCCTTGGTTGGCATTGAATGTACATCGTATTTTGTCAGAGAAGCACTCTCTTATTGAATTCACAAAACAAGTATTGGAGGACGATCATGGCGGATTATGATATTGGATCAACAGGTGTTGCGGATTTGCATCACAGCTTTGCACCAGATAAGGAGTTTGACATCGAAGCAGAGCGTAAGCGCATTCTGCAACATAACGGTCGTTTGGAACGCCGTACTACTTGGGTAACGCCTGGTGAAAATCAGGTGAAGAAAGATGAGTACGAAAGTCGGTACCAAGTGTTCAAGAAGATGCAAGACGCCGGTAAATCACCAAGTGAAATTGCATCAGCTATTGGAGTGTCTAAGGTGACGTTGTCATCACTTCGTTATCGTGGACGATACCAAAAAGAAAACGCCTAACGGCTGCAACCGTTAAGCGCGAAAAGGGGTAAATCTGTTTAGGACGATTTACTCCTCCAGAATACCACAAGGAGGTATGAAATGAAACACGAATTGCGATTAGAAGCTCAAAAACGTATGAATCGAGCCTTCAAGGCAGAACAGCGGTGTAACAATGACGGGACTGTTTCGGAGTTTGAAATAGGCGTTGCCTATGTTCTGAATTGGGTGGCTGACCATGTTTAATGAACGACTTGATCCACCTGATGATGAAATGTCTTGGGGAGAAGATTTTGAAGGCGAAGAAATAGCCCAAGGTACAGAAGGTTGGGACACAGATGAAGGATTTGTTCCAGATGAAAAAGAAAAGCTTAAGGCCTATATGGAATTAGTTGGGCATCGGGTAATAGCGGAGGATTGAAATGTTGCGACGAAATGAATATAACCCAGCACCTGAACTGATGGAATCATTGGCGAAAGTGCAATTGAATATGGTGCAACCAACCAAGACCAAGTCAGGTCACTTTGGTAAGTATGCTGACTTGGCTGACATTGATAGCGCTGTACGACTAGCGATTAAGTCATCTAGTGAGCCACTAGCTTACACGCAATCAATCAATACTGACATTGATTCAAATGGTAAGCGTATGGCGCAAATAGTTACAACGATTACCCACTCGTCTGGTGAGTATATCGATGTGGAAGGCTTGCCTGTTGAGTTTGGTACAACGCCACAACAGATGTTGGCCAATACAACTTATGCACGACGTGGAAGTCTGGCGGCTGCATTCGGAATTGTCGCTGATGATGACGACGACGGTGAGAACATTACGGCATTAAAGCAAGAGCAAATTAAACACGATAATGTTCGCAAGGCGATCATTGCTAAGTTGAAGGAAGTCTTGAAATCAGTACCAAAAGAGAAGCTGGAGCAAGTGTTCGCTACTGGAGGTATGACTTCTAAAGACAATAACGATACGCAACTTAACAAGCTGTCAGCCGACAAAGCTTCATTGTTAGCAGGTGCTGCCATATTCGCTAAGAACGACGCTGGTATCGAGTAATGGATATTTGGGGGCGTATCACTAACATCAGCGGCAATAAAGTAACAATGTCGGTGGAAGATGCGCAAGAGCTGGCTATGTTGTCACTCTACACCTCAGAAGAACGACCACAGGCAGTTATTAGCATCGCTGATGAACGCAGTATTAGTCGTGTACAGCGAAAAAAAGCATATGCAATTATCGGTGAGATAGCGAAGTGGTCAGGATATACACCAGAAGAAACTAAGTGGTGGATGAAATTCTATTATGAAGCAGAAACAGGTGATCAACATTTTTCGTTTGCTGATACAGATATGATGACAGCACGGAAATTTATTTCATACCTGCTTGATTACGCAGTTAAGAACCACATACCGATGTCTAAGAGTGGTTTGGCGTATATGGACGATGTAGAAGCCTATATGTATTCATCGTTGAGCCACCGAAGCTGTGTGGTGTGTGGACGCCCAGCTGATGTCCACCACATTGACACCGTTGGAATGGGTAACGACCGAAATCTGGTAGACCACCGACAAAAGCATCTAATTGCATTATGCCGAGTTCACCACAATGAAGCACACAACATTGGGTGGCCAGCATTTGAACAGAATTATCACGTTAAGGGTATCAAGTTAGACCCTGAAACATTGCAACGTCTTGGAATCATGACATTTAAGCGTATGGAGGAAATAGACAATGAATCACGTCTCGCTAATCGGTCGGCTCACTAAGGAGCCAGAAATAAAGTACACCACGTCAGGTGCAGCAGTTGCATCAGGAACAATCGCAGTTAACCGAGATTTTACGAACGCTAATGGGGAGCGCGAGAGCGACTTTATCAACTTTGTAATTTGGCGCAAGGCTGCCGAAAACTTTGTGAATATGACCGCTAAGGGGTCACAGGTTGGCTTGGAAGGTTCGTGGCAAACACGAAGCTATGAGAACCAACAAGGACAGCGTGTATACGTTTCTGAACTAGTGGTGAGTAACTTTACTCTAGTTGAAACAAAAGAGCAGACAGAGCAGCGCAAGGGGCAATCAGCACAACAAGGTAATGGCGGGTTCAATAGTACGCCACAACAAAATAACTTCAATGGGCAGCAAGCACCTCAACAAGGGGGATTCTCGCCTAATGATATGTATGGTAACGACTTACCACCATTGAATGATGATGATCTTCCGTTTTAAGAGGTGAAATAAATGGCACAACGAAGAATGTTTAGTAAGAAAGTTACGGACACCGACGTGTTCTTAGACATGCCACTGTCAACACAAGCATTGTACTTCCACTTAAATATGCATGCTGACGATGACGGGTTTGTTGGGAACATCAACACAATTAAGCGAATGATTGGCGCATCAAGTGACGATGAGAAGTTGTTAATTGCAAAACAATTTCTTATTCCGTTCGAAGCAAGTGGAGTGGTCGTTATCAAAGATTGGCGATTACATAACTACATTCGTAAGGACACCTACAACCCAACAATATATGGGGAAGACAGGAAAAAGTTGTCTGTATCAGAGAATGGATCGTACATCGTGAACGGACCGTCGACGGATAGTCCACGCCTCGTCAACTAACCGGCGACACAGGTTAGGTAAGGATAGGTTAGGTAAGGATAGATTAGGCTAGTATGGCCCGCTGGCTAGCCGCTTTCATAGTATACGGAACGATATATAGCAACCAGCCAGCCAATGGAGTAACTATGTTAAATCAAAAACAAATTATTATTGAATGGCAAAAAGCTGGGTTAAAAGAAAACGGCTTTATGTTTCAAGACATCACGAACCTGTATGAACTAGCTGTTCATAATGCTGATTCTGACGAAGAAGCAAATAAGTTAATCATCTTAGCCATTCGAGCAGCCGCAAAAAATGGTGGTAAGACAGCGATGGCTGTTGAGAATAACTTAAATAAGTGGCTGAATGCTGGCGCTACTAATGCAACGGCTGTTGGTGAATATGAAAGTGAAGCTAAACAGATTCAGCAACCTAGATTTGGTCAACCAATTCAACGTGAAAGTGGGCCTAGTAAGCCGACCGCTGAACAGATTGATCAACAAAATCAACGCATGGCTAAAGAGCTTGGCTATGCATCAGTTGCAGATATGGCTAAGGGGACAGCAGAGAAGCTGTCAGAGCTTAGAAGGACACGAGCTGACCGATTAGTTGCTAATGCGTCAAACGGGCGCACAGCTAACGGCAGGCGTGTTGTACAGCGTTTCTAAAATATTGGGTGTGTCAGAAATGACGGGTTAGTGGTGGGTATTAAGGAGCAAGTATGGGAATTAAGCGTATTGAGCTGTATGAGTTTAGTGAGCATGCAGCAGAGCAATTGAAGAACCGCTTTAAAACGGAGCGAAATAATTGGAAGAACTGGCTGACGTCATTCAACATGGATGCAGAAATGGTCAAGATGCAAAATAACGGCACACAAGTATGGCATAGCGGTGAAGTTGGTATGGTCATCAATCCTCACAGCAAGGCCATTGTGACCGTTTATCACATCTTCTCGAATGATTTCCCAGATGAACTCAAAACCGACCTTGCAAAGGCGGCACAACGTCTAAAAATGGATCACATCAGTGCGTTTTCGCATGACATCTACCGCGATAGTGCAAAATTTGCATACCTATCCTATGACACTAGCGAAGAAGATGCAGACAACTTCTACAAAATGACGGTTGAACGCATTCGAGACTTGGAGCATAAGGCAGATGAGTCAATTAAATATATCGAGGGATTGAATCAACTGATTGTTCTCAAGAACGACGTAGCAGAAGAAGTCGAGTAAACGTGAACAGCCAAGGGTGAAAAGACTGTGAGCCCGTATGGAGGAAATAAGATGATTATCGTTAAGTGGCAAGAAGTGATCAATGGCAAGAAGAAGGATATTCACCAACACGTTGTGAACATGCAACTAGCCAATCAACTGCGTAACAGTAAGCGTAGCGAAGGAATTAATGCATGGATTGAGTTGGAGGGGAAGTAATGACTAAGTATGTAATTGATTTACCTGCTGCAGCGACAGTTATTGTGGCTAAAAAGCGGTTTTTGCTAAATGAAACCGATGTAATGCGAGTTCCGGTTAGTCAACTTGAAATGTATGTTGAACCAACTGTTGCAGAAAACGTACCCGTCGAAAAGCGTGTGATTGAGTTGCCGGCAGATATGGTTGCAAAGGTTGCACGCCTGCGTAAAGTGTTCAAAAACAACATTGTTGGGTTTATAACATCATTTAATGATCAGAAATTTTACAACTCTTTTGGTGGCAAAGAAAAAACGAGAAACATCATGGCTGAATATTTCAACGGACACGTTGAATTTGTGCCGAAGAAGGAGCTGACGAACTCGTCGCTGGTCTGACTGCGTTGAACTCACGAAAGGTGAAGGTGGAAGAATGACGCATGAACAACTATTCGAAGCACAGATGGTGCTTGGGAAAACAGCAGTAGATTCTGTTTTGGAACTTTTGCAAAGCAACAGTGTGAAGTCAGTTGAACAAAAGTTTGGTTTCTTTGAAGGTGATTCTAAGAACGAATGGAAGATGACAATCGAAAAGGTGGAAGAATAATGGCATTACCACCAATTCTAGACATGACAGCAGGGAGCCGCATGATGTGGTTCGATAAGGATAACCAAAACACTTTGTTTGTTGACAAGAGACAAATGTTTGAAGAATTGCCTAGCGGACACGTTGTTAACGTTGCACCAGACGTTATCGCTGACTGGACAGATGGTTTACCGTTTCCAGATGAATCGTTTCATCTGGTGGTATTCGATCCGCCACATTTAATTCATGCTGGCGCCAACAGTTGGCTTGCTAAAAAGTACGGTGTGCTTGATGAAGTGTCTTGGCCATTCATAATTCGAGATGGATTTGATGAAGCAATGCGAGTTTTGAAACCGTTTGGAACATTAGTATTCAAATGGAACGATAGCCAAATCCCGTTGAATGAATTACTTAATGAGATACCGTACAAGCCGTTATTTGGACAGAAACGTGAAAAGACACATTGGTTAGTGTTTATGAAAATGGAGGAAGACTAATGACTAAGTATGTAATTGATTTGCCGGAGGGCGTGAAATTTATTGTTGGTAAAGGGTACGTGATGTGGTCCGAAAAGGAATTGTTACGGATCCCGGTTCAAAATCTGAAAGAGTATATCGCACCGACCGTTGCAGAAGACGCACCTGTCGAAAAGCGTGTGATTGAGTTGCCGGCTGATGTGATAGCAGAGTTGAAAACTATTAAGGAAGACAATGGCGACGATAATCTTCAAGGATTTATGAATGATGTAAACGACGATGACGAACTTTGGCAAGATGTTGAAGGATTTAATCGTTCGGGAATGACTACCGATGCACTTCTTGGTGAATGGTGGTTAGAACACGTTGAGTTTGTGCCAAAGAAGTGACCTAAGTTTTATATCAGGGTTTTTGATGTTTTTGACGCCGACGGTAACGATCTTTACTTAGCTTCAATGGGTAATAACGAGTTCAGAATGACGATATACACTGACAGTGCGGGAATGTTTACGGAAGATGAAGCAGACAAGATTATTACTGATGTTTCAAATTTGGACGTATCGCTAACGGTACGAAAGGTGAAGGTGGAAGAATAATGGCTCATTTGATTAGCCTGGTAATCATGTGGATTGTAATTGGTATTTATGCATATGAGTCATATAAAGCTTATAAAGCGCGATTGGAATACGAACGTAAGGCACAACGTGCAATAGAGTTAGTAGAACGTGCAATAGAGTTAGTAGAATGATGGCGTGATGCGTATCTGAAGGTATATCAAATTAACGACTCGAAAGAAGATGATCATGCGTAGGTATTACTATTTCCGAGATAGGCAAGGCTACTTCAAACTTGCTTATACGCCAGAAGGCAAGCGTGTGATTGTGCGGACGTGGAACAAGCGGTAGGCATATCGTACAAGTAGCAAGTGGCTCATCAAACATATGGTCAGCAAGTGGTTAGTTGGCTATTACTATTGGGTAGTAGAAGGATAAACAAAAAAGCGCCAGACAGAAGTCCAGCGCCATGTAAAAGAATTTAGGGAGTAAGTTCATTTTAACATGGTTCGGAGGACGTAGGGAATGGCACTTTTACCAGCGGTGAATGAGAAGGCAACAAGAGAAGCGGTTCGAGAGTTTTTTGATAGTGAGTGGCCACGTATTGTTAACATGGCTGATATGGGATATGTTGATTTGAAGTCAGTTGAAATTTCAGACATGCCAAGTGCACGATCATTTGGTAATGCTAACGATGAACGATTTACTAATCACGCTAACGCTGTGTACTACTACGATGCCGTTGTCCATGCCATCAAGGTTATGACACAGCCACACAGGCACTTCATGTGGTTGCGATACGTCCGACACTTAGAATGGTTACAAGTAGAAGCACTGACTGGTTACAGCACTAGACGTGGTCAAGAGATTATCGATGAAGCGTTTCTGTTGTTCGCTGATAATTTTTCTGACGTTGATGATCTGCGAGTTAAGGAAAGCAGCAGTTATTAGTTGCGCAACTTATTAATTATTTATTGACTATTTAACCAAGTGGATATACTATTTGTGTGTAACATATTATAGATAACCTGAGGGGGGTACGATCATGGCTTTAGAAGACAAGATTGATGGCGCAAAGGATCAAGTAGCAGGTAAGGCGAAGGAAGTTGAAGGTAAGGTTACTGGAGATGAAACTCGTGAGGTAGAAGGTAAGGTCCAAGGACTATTGGGTAAGGCCAAGGATGCCTTTGGAGATGTTAAGGATGCTGCAGAAGATGTAGTTGAAGACATCAAGGAAAAGTTTGATAAGTAATTTTTTAATACTTCCGAATGCGTACTCGCTGTATTTGGAAGTATTCTTTTGTTCCTTTAGCTCAGTTGGTTAGAGCAGACGGCTCATAACCGTCCGGTCACTGGTTCGAGACCAGTAGGGAACATGGCATGGATTGATAGATCTTAGGCCTTTTCATCCCTATATGGCCACAACACTCACCCAGATGTCTATCAATCTTTGCTTTTATAAGCCGATATGGCGGAACTGGCATACGCAGCGGACTTAAAATCCGTCCCTTAATTGGTTGTGGGTTCGAATCCCACTATCGGCATATTCACATCAGGTAGCAATCAGTTAGATTGTTACCTTTTTATTTTATTTTGACTAATTTTACGAAGAAAAGCGCGTATATGGTTCATAACTGCCGCATGCAAGGTGCGGGTGTTCCAAGTTATTATGATAGAGTACCAAAGTTGAAATAAAGCATGTGTGGCGGAATAGGTAGACGCTAATTGAATTATAAGACACAGGTGGTGGATAAGGTGCACGTATGACGAAGCCTAAGTTAACCCGATGATGCACACACCTATAACTCACGGAATACATTGATTTTAAAGCCAACGTAATCAGCTTAACTGATTGAAAAGACAAAGGTAGCTTCTAATTCCGTGAGATGTTATGTCAGGTGCAAATCCTGACCACATGCATATGCCATTAGTTTGGCAAAAAGTCCATGACAGCGCCCAGCGTTGCCTGGCATACATATCAATAGACAGTATAGGAATATATTTTGGCGAAGCGAATCCAGATATGTTAGTGCGTGGATTCTAGTTATTGTTAATAAACAAGTGTGAAAAAATGAAGAAAGCTTGAATGTGTTCTATTTTTGTATATACAATGTGATTATAGAAAAATGAAAGAAGGATTTATTGTAATGCAGGAATTAGGTTTTGTGGTTGCTAAAGATGCACAACGCGATGGTTGGTTTATTTACGAGGTAGCATCGCGGCACGTTTTAAATGTTAATGAAGTTTCTGAAGACGAATATAAGGCACTCTTTGTATCTTCCATTGAACCAGATACGCCTTTTGATACATTTGAAACGCGTGAAGATGCAGAAAAGGTTTTGGACAATATAAATACTATTTACGTTAGAAAGTAAGGAATAAAAGACGGGGATTTTAGGCTGATAACATTTAAACTAATATTTGCAATATATTCTACAAACCAGTAGTTGAGCATTAGCCAAAAGAATCTGTTAAAGAGTAAATATTCAATCAAGCAAAGGTTATCCAAATGGGTAGCCTTTTTATTTTGCGCTGAAAAGGAGTGGCAACATGCACAAGAACTTAATGGGTAAGTTGATTAAGAGTAACAATGTCAATCGTGGGGAATACGTATATATTTACGCAGATAATAAGGTGTGTGAAATCATCATTAATGGTGGCAAGCAGTATTCACGTAACATATCGTTTGACGGTGATGTAGATGAGAATGCATAGGTGTGCAGAGATTGGTTGCCGTGAGTTGATTAAACCAGGTTGGACATATTGCCAGCCACATTATGAAGCACGCATGAAGAAGTATGTACATGCTAAGCAGGCAACGCGGTGCATACATATTACTAATTAAGGAAGGAGTTAGGTACATGGCTAAGATGACACGATGCAGATACGTCAGTCCAGCCGGTGTTAGATGCCACAGGTTGGCAGAGGAGCCAAACCACTACTGTGCTATGCACATCGAACATGAAGCGGAGTATCAAGCTAAGCGGAAGCAGTGGAACGTTAAGCACACGTCACAGTACTACCACAAGTACAACAAGACGCAACGTGTACGCAATGATACCAAGCAGGAACAAGATAAGTTCTACCGCACTAAGCAGTGGACGAATGGACTAAGACCAGCAGTGTTGCAACGTGACAACTACCTATGCCAATACTGCAAGGCGAGTGGACGGATGACGCCAGGTAAGATAGTTGACCACATCATTCCTTATGAGTTCGATCAAAGCAAGCGTGATGACCTAAGCAACCTAGCAACCATCTGTGCTGCATGCCACACTGGCAAGACACGTTGGGAGCAGGAGTATTACGGTACAGGAGCAGGGAATGAATTGAAGAACGTGGCAGCAGTGCCCGACATTAAGTATTTACCAGATTTTATGGATAGCGCTAAAACGCAATGAAAGCCGTTTTAAGCGTTTTTTATTTTGTCCGGCATAATTACTCGAACACGTTCTGAAAATTAAATGACCCCGCCCCTATGCGTCTCAAAATAAGAGCACACACATTACTGTGTTCTTACAGAAAAGTTTGATTTTGAAAAATTTTTAATAGGGGGGTACCCAGCAATTAAGGAGGTGATGTTAGGTGCCACGAAAAAGCTATGAAAGCGAGTCTGACGCGGTTTTGTCGCTGACACCGCCACATCACTTAGGCAAGATTGCAAGTGCTATGTGGCGTAAAATGGTGCCCGTACTTAACGCTTCAAACAAGATGGCTCCATTGGATAAGAATTTGGTTGAAATGTACGCAAGTCAATACGAGATTTATCGAAATGCCTATGAAGATATCAAAGAGAATGGCCAAGTTACCAAAGTTTATAAGACGGTGGTTAACCCAGTGACCGGTGATGTGATTGCTAACGATATGACGGGTTATAAGCGCAACCCAAGTACACAGATTTACTCGGATGCCATTAAGCAGTTGAAATCATTAGGTAGTGAGCTTGGTTTATCACCTGCCAGCCGTGCTGAACTTATGCAATTGAGTTTGGACGACGGAAAAGACAAGCCAAGTGCTACGGAACAACTGCAAGCGCTATTGAATGGAGGTGGTGATGATGAGGGTTGATCTAACTCAATCACACGACGTTCTAGGTTGGTACCAGCAACTACATGGCGATTACGCAGATATCAGAACCAAATACAAGGACTCTGGAACAAAGTACGCATTCAGTGTCCTAGATGGTGATGTTCTGGCCGGCTACATGATTAAGCTTGCAGCGTTCCGGCATATTCAAGACTTGGTGCGTTCAGAAACAGATGATTCGTTTGATTACCATTACAACGTCAGGGAAGCCAACAAGATACTTCAATTTGCGAGTGTATTTCCTGATGTTGATACCGGTGAACCAATGCCACTTATGCCGTGGGAAAAGTTTGCCTTAACAATGCTTGTTGGTTGGCGTGACCACCTTGGAAATAAGCGATTTACAACTGCTATTCTGTCAGTTGCGCGCGGACAAGGTAAAACTTATCTAATGGCAATTCTTATGTCCTATGACTTCATGATTGAGTCAATTGGATTGTCAAACCAAGACTATCTTGTTGCGTCTATCAACTGGAAGCAAACTGGTAAGCTGTTCGGTTACATTGGTACAGCGCTTAATAAGATGATAACGGTTGACCCATGGAAGACTGTGGCTACTGAATCAGGATTGAAAATCAAAGGTGACCAGATTGTTATGAAGCATTTCAACAATGTAATGCGACCAATTAGTCATGAATCAGGTCAATACGACTCATTCCATTTTAAGACAGCCGTATTTGACGAGATTGGAGAGATTAAGAGTCGTGACAAGATTGCTAAGATCACATCTGGTCAGGTTAAAGTACCCAATAAGCAATTTATTCAGATTTCGACCTCGTACCCTGACCCGACAGTGCCGTTCCATGACGACCAAAAAGCGGGTCAACAAATTATGGAACAGGACTGGAACCGCGCAAATGACGACAATTTGGTATTAGTTTGGGCACAAGATAGCTTGGATGAGACTTTTATGCCAGAAACTTGGGTGAAATCTAATCCACTGCTCGACTTGGCTGGTCAACGGGAAGTTTTGCTCAAAGGTTTGACTAATGAACGTGATACTAAAATGTTGCAAGGTGATTTGCCAGCGTTCCAAACCAAAAACATGAACATGTGGCTGGCACAATCAACTGACAGCTTCTTAAACTTGGATGATGTTGAAAGCGCTGTTGTTCCAGACTTCGATATACGTGGACGTCAAGTTTACATTGGCTTCGACTACTCAATGATGTCCGATAACACAGCACTTGCGTTTGTTTATCCTTATGTTGATCCAGAAGGTAATGGACGATGGCATATTGAACAACACTCATTCATACCGTGGCATAAATCTGGTTCTATTGAAGCCAAAGAGAAACAGGACGGTATCAACTACCGTGAAGCTGAACGACTTGGCTATGCCACCATTACTAGCCACGAACAAGGCATGATTAATGACGACGAAGTTTACGCTTGGATGCTTGATTATGTTGAAGAAAATGACTTGGACGTTCTGTTCTTTGGTTACGATGCAATGGGAGCCACTAACATGGTGAAGATGCTGGAAAACAATTCAGTGTTCCCACTGCAACCGATTAGGCAGCGTACAGGTGAACTGAAAGACGCTACCAAGTTCTTACAACGCATCTTTGTTGAGAATTCGGTTGACCGATTAGACGACATCACAATGGAAAAGGCGTTGTTGAATGCCGTGCTACGTGAAGATAGTGTGGGAATTCAAGTTGATAAGACAAAAGCCACGCTAAAAATTGACGTTGTGGACGCTATTATCGACGCCATGACACAAGCGATGTATCACTTTGAAGAGTTTGGAATGGTAAATGATGCCACATGGCAAGTTGAACACATGAGTGCACAGCAAGTTGCGGACTGGTTCAACAGCGCAGAAAGCGGGTTACTTGATGATTACTAAGAAAATTAAAGGATTAGCACGAGCGATTAGGGCTAGGTTGGACGTTATTTTGTTCAGCTTGGCACTAGTCGTTTTTGTTTTGACCATGTTTTTAACGATTAACGCACTGGTTGGTGGAATTTCGCTGACTATTGCACTTGCTGTTGCCGGATATGGCGTCGTGCTTATCGACAATGGCACCAATACTAACAGGAAGGAGTAACGGAGTATGGCAGTATTCAAGCCACCCAAGATTAGCAACATGTTCGCAGCTACTTCTGACGGTGGCAGTTTAGATGACGGCATTGTCAACCTTCTAACTGGTGGTAATTCAGATTACGTGTCTGTGCGTGAAGCAATTCATAACAGTGACTTGTACTCGCTGGTTTCACAAGTCAGTGGCGACCTTGCAAGCTCACGATTAATTGCGGATGCAACACGTGCACAGGGTATTTTGAATAACCCTGATCCACGAACTAACCCGCACGCATTCTGGCAATCATTCTTTGCTCAAATGTTGTTCAACGGTGAAGCGTTTGCTTATCGTTGGCGCAATGCTAACGGACAAGACCAACGTTGGGAACAATTACGGCCTTCACAAGTTCAACCGTACATCACCGATGACGGTAGCGGGTTGTTATATCAAGTGTCATTCGATGAACCGATGATTGGTACGCAATTCTTTGGTCAGGGTGACATTATCCACGTTCGATTGATGAGTACAAACGGTGGTTTGACTGGTATCAGTCCACTCACGGCATTAAGCAACGAATTAAACGTAAAACGAGAGAGCGACAAGCTCACAATTCAAGCGTTGAAGCAGTCGATTAATGCAAACGGTGTGCTGTCTATCAAGGGTGGCGGTTTGCTTGACTGGAAAACCAAGGCATCACGTTCCAAGCAGTTCATGAGTCAATACACCGCTTCAAATGGCGGTCCAATTGTGCTTGATGATTTGGAAGAGTTTAAGCCGTTAGAAATCAAAAGCAATGTTGCAGCACTTTTGGGACAGGTCAATTGGACTTCGACCCAAATTGCCAAGGTTTATGGCGTACCAGACAGTTATTTGAACGGTACAGGCGACCAACAATCGTCACTTGACCAAATCAAAGGACTGTACGCAAACGCGCTTAATCGCTTTGTGAGTGCCGTTATTGGTGAGTTAAACACTAAGCTTTCAGCGAACATCACGGCAGACATGCGACCAGCTATTGACCCAATGGGTGATGACTATCTTGGTATGTTGGCAAATATTGTTAAGCAAGGTGCACTTGGCCAAAACCAATTTGAATATCTGGTGCGAAACCAAGGATATTTGCCTGATGATATGCCGGTTGCAATTATGTCTAAGCCAGTATTGAAGGGAGGTGAAAAGGAAGATGAAGAAAATTAACGTCAAGGGCGCTGTCATGGATAACGATAGCGCATGGTTTTATGACTACTTTGGCATGGACTATACAAGTCCTAAGTCAGTGGCAGACGTATTGAATGATGGTGAAGTCGATGATGTTGTGGTGAATATTTCGTCACCTGGTGGTGACGTGTTCGCGGCCAGTGAAATCTATTCAGAGTTGAAGGCATATCCAGGCAACGTCACGGTCAATGTGCAAGGACTAGCAGCTAGTGCTGCATCTGTAATTGCGATGGCCGGGGACACGGTGAATATGGCTCCAACCGCTCAACTGATGATTCACAAGGCATCAACTACCCAAGGTGGCAACTCTGATGACATGGACAGTGCATCAGCAATGCTAAACAACACTGATAAGTCAATTGCGAATGCCTATCAACTAAAGACAGGTAAGTCACAAGCTGATTTGTTGCAAATGATGTCTAACGAAACATGGCTGAATGCACAAGATGCAGTTGATCAGGGGTTCGCAGACAGTATCTTGTTTGTAGATGAAAATGCGCCACTGGTGACTAATTCACTGGAAGCTGCATTGCCACCTAAGTCAGCCATTAACAAGCTGATGAACATCATAGCTAATGAGAAGCAAAAAGAAATGAATAACAAGACTGATAGCCAGCCTGTGGACGATTTGAAAGCCCGCAAGTTGGCTATTTTGCTAGACAAATAAATTTACGAGGTAAAAAAATATGGATATTCAAACATTGAACAACGCCTGGGTTGAAGCTGGGCAACGATTGTCTGACTTGCAAAACAAGGCGGCTTTGTTGGTGAACGACGACGCAGCAGACGTTGACGCTATTAACTCAATTAAGAACGACATCGAAGTTGCAAAGGCTAAGCGTGACTTGGCGAAGGACAACTATGATCGTGCCGTTGAAGACCAAGCACATGCAGTTTTGAACGACCCAAACGCTGGCAGGAAGCCATTGAACGACGAAGAGGTCAATATCAAGGACAAGTTTGTTAATGACTTTGTAGGAATGATGAAGAATGACCCAAAGGTGGTCAACTTGGTTTCATCATCAACTGACGAAAATGGAAACGCAATTGGTTTGACGATTCCACAAGACATTGAGACGGCTATCAACACGTTGAAGCGTCAATATGATTCATTGGAACAATACGTCAACGTTGAAAAGGTTGGAACGCCTAACGGTTCACGTGTATTTGAGAAGTGGTCGGACATCACGCCATTGACTAACTTGGATGCAGAAGATGGTGTAATTGCCGACAACAACGACCCTAAGCTATCAACCGTCAAGTACTTGATTAAGCGTTATGCAGGTATCACGACGGTAACTAACATGTTGTTGAAGGATACAGCAGAAAACATCTTGGCATGGTTGTCATCATGGATTGCGAAGAAGGTTGTTGTTACGCGTAACACTGCCATCATCGCTGTTATGAACGCAGCACCAACTAAGCCAACATTGGCAACGTTCGATGACATCAAGAAGATGGCGTTGACTGCTGTTGACCCAGCTATCCGTGCAACGTCATTCTTCATGACTAACACGTCTGGTATTGCTGTTTTGGCAACGGTTAAGGACGCAGACGGACGTTACTTGTTGCAACGTGATGTTACTCAACCTGAAAACTACGTGATTGAGGGTAAGCAAGTAATCGAAATCGCTGACAAGTGGTTGCCTTCAAACAAGGGCGCAATGCCTTTGTACTTCGGTGACTTGAAGCAAGCTGTAACGTTGTTTGACCGTGAGAATATGTCATTGTTGTCAACTAACATCGGAGGCGGTGCCTTTGAGAAGGACTTGACTAAGCTACGTGTTATTGATCGTTTCGATGTTAAGACAACCGATGCCGATGCATTTGTGGCGGGGTCATTCACGACTATTGCTGACCAACCTGCAAAGATTGTTCAACAAGCTGCTGCAGCCGGAACGCAAGCTTAATAGGCAGGTGAGTTAAATGACGGTCAATATTGAACAATTCAAGACACTAATGCGCGTTGATTTTGCTGATGATGACGCAATTATCAATGGCTACTTGTCTGCAGCTGAAAATTACATCCAGGATGCAATTGGAACGGATGACAATTTCTATGCTCAACCTACTGTTGTTGACCGTTACGAAACTGCTGTCTATGCCTATGCCGGCACGTTATACACGTACCGCATCAGTATGACAGAAACTAGAGCCATTGGTATGGATGCTACGGTTAATTCTATTGTTGGCCAATTGCGTGGTAAGTATGCAGAATGGGAGGAACAACATGAGGGCAGCTGAGTTCAATCGTAAGGTCGCGTTTGGTACTGTGGAATCTAAACAGAATGCTAATAATGGTTCTATTCATAAAATTTTTGTGGAACAGTTCAGTGTATGGTGTGCACCTAAACTCCGCACGTTGAACCAACAGTATCAAATTCAAGGTACAGCACTCGATAATACTAAGGTTATCGTGGTACGCCATAACACTGCTGTGGAAGGTGTCAAGGTTGCTCAAATTGACGGCGTGATGTACGACGTTGTGCAATACTCACCAGATGAAAGTAATGCCATTATTGCGTATGACTTCGTAACTCTAAAACGGAGGGCATAGGTATGGCAGAACAATCATTAGAGGACATTTTGAACGCCTTTATTGAAGACGCTGAAGCAGTATCAACACAGATGACGGTTGAGGATAAGGCTAAGGTTACTAAGGCAGGGGCTGATGTGTTTGCTAAGGAACTTGAAACAGAGTACAAGGCTAATCACTACCGACACAGGCAGACTGGTAAAGACCCGCACTTAGCTGATTCAGTTATGGCACAGAATACTAACGTAGACGGCATGAAAAACGGTAGTTCAACAGTTGGGTTCTCAAAGGACAAGGCTTATATTGCTAATTTCATTGAGAATGGTACGAAATTTCCGATGTACACAGCAAAAGGGCGTAAGTATAAGAAGGGTGGCCAGGTTGCTATTAACGGTGACCATGCCATCGATAACCTACGTAACGACTCCCAATTGCAAGCTAAGATTGTTGAAGCACAAGCAGAGGTATACAAGCAGATTATCGATAGGAGTAACAAACAATGACACTAGTGGAAGAAATTAGTAACGTGGTTCATTCGGTTTTCCCTGATTGGCAAGTATACTTTTATGCTATTCCTGAGGAAGTTATCGACAATAAGAATGTCACCCAAGTGCTGATTACTGAGAGCAACTCAGACATCACGACATACGGTGGTAACACGTTCAATGAGATGGCCTTTGGGTATCGTTTACAAGTATTCTACGGGCTTGACGAAGAGAACCTTATTGGTAAAGAGATAACGCTGTACAAGGCCTTAGAAGCCAAGGAATGGCGTATCACGGACAGTCAGCCACGGTATTTGGATATTAGCCAAACCGATGGGCAACAAATGATTAAAAATATCGAAGTAAACAAAACACTAACACTTGATGAGCTTGACCAATAACGGTTGGCTCATTTTTTATTGAAAGGAATTACATTTTATGGCTATTGCAGGATTGAAGCTTATCACATTGGCATTGCGTGATAAGGAAACAGGTGATTTATTAAAGGGTGACGCAGGGTTGTCAGCAGACGGTCTTTTCCCCGTAACCACAGCAATGCTTGGTGCCAAGAGCGCTAACATTACTGGTATTTCAGCTAATGGTACGCCGGTATATGGTAACAACTCTAAGGTTGACCAAACACAAACGAAGGGTGAGCCATCAGTTGCTTTGGACTTTAATGACCTACCATTCGACATTAAGCAAAAGTTGTTGGGACGTATCTCAGATGGCAAGGGAGGTTACTTGCAAGGTGATCGTCCACGAGTTGCTATGACGATTGAGGCGCAAAACATCAAGCGCACTCACTCAGTTTGGTTTGGATTCGCTAACGGTGAAGTGCAAGAGACGGCAGCTAACGTACAAACTGATACTAACAACGAGGTTCGTGTTGACGACCAACTGACATTCACTTCATTCGGTGTTGAAGCATGGAACAATGAAGCGATGAAGGTTTATTCAGATATTGACGCTAAGTTCGACAAGGCAGCCATGCAAGCTGATGTGTTTGGTGTAACAGGCGGTTCAACGTCTGCTACGCCCAGCGTATAAGATCGTTCCAATTGTCCTACAGCCACGACAATAAAGAGGCTCAAACGGGGTGAGAAGCCCAATATGAACGGGGGGGTTCACTTGAATAATCAGGTGAGCTCCTTTTTTTGTACCCAAGAAAGGATATAACGATGAAAATTTCATTTAAGGAATTACGTAAGGCACCCTTTGAAGTAAAAGCCAGTGTTAAGAATTTAAAGAAGACATATGCCATTCAATTGAAGATGGCTACGTTGGAAGATTCTATGCAAGAGGACGCACGGGTTGAATCACTACAAGCTGTACTGGGCGCACTGGACAACTTAACAGAATACGTTGTCGACATGTTGAAGCTTAATCCAGCTGAGATTGAAGCACTTGAAGATTTGAGCCAAGAAGACGTTATGGCAATTGCGCAACGCTTGAATATGCGTCTTATGGGAATGTCAGAAGCTGAGATTAAGAAGGCCTTGACAGAAACTGATGACGATGAGGGTTTAGAGTAACTCCGATTGAGCGGGTGATGGCATACACGAACCATTTGGCTGATTTAAGAATGTTTGAAAAAGACACCATGCAGAATTTGCACTGGTCTTTAGACGACATCGAGGAAGCTGATTATGAAGAGTTGATGGAAGTCATGAATGCTTCAGAAGAAGACAAAATGCAGAACCCAGACGCCATGATGAACCTGTATCAGTCACTTGGATAAAAAAGAAAGGAGGTACACATGGCAAAAGAAAAAGTAGCTGGCTTAATGTCGACAGAGATTGGCCTGAACACCACTAAGGCCACAGAATCACTTAACCAGTTGAAGTCAGCTGTTAAGGATTCAACAAACGAGTGGAAGCAAATGGAATCCCAGATGAAGGCTTCTGGTGATGAAATTGGGGCGTCTGAAGCTAAGTACAAAGGACTAACACAATCAGTTAACCAACAGCAAGATGTGCTTCAAAAGTTGCGACAAGAGCAAGCTGAAGTTAACCGTTCAACTGAAGCTGGTGAGAAGACATATCAGAAATACGCTAGTCAAATAACCACGGCAGAGCGTCAATTGAACTCTATGATTGCGCAGCAAGCCAAAGCCAAGCAGGCCTATGAGCTTCAAGAGTCTGGAATTGCTGGCCTTAACAAGGAAATCCAGCAGTCAATTAAAGAGACAGACGCTTACGTAGAGCGATTGAAGGCCGAAGGTAAGGAAGAAGAAGCCCTTAAAGCTAAAAAAGAAGGCTTATCACGTACCCTTGATAAGCAATCTCAACTGTATGAAGCCCAGTCACGACAACTTGAGAAGATGACCAAGTCTGGTGATGCTTCGAGCGAGTCAATCAGCAAGCAAAAAATTGCACTTGATAAGACAGCTACATCAATTGCTAAGGGTAAGCAAAGCCTTGAAGAATTGGATTTAGGACAATCTAAAATTGGAAAAAACGAAGGCGCTACCGAAGCGGGTGGGAAGTTTGAGAAACTAACTGGCGCAGTTGATAAGACCAAATTGGGGCTTACGGCCACCGTTGCAGCTGCAGGTGCTGCACTAGCTGGTGTGTCTAAACTAGTGTCGGCTGTCTATGATCAACAGTCACAAGTATCAGCTTTACAAGCTAAGACAACAGATTCTTACAAGGAATCTAAGGAAGCTGTCGCAGCTATCAACAAGCTGTATGCCCAAGGTTACGGTGAATCAGTTGAAGATTTGACTGAAACTTACACCAAGTTGAAGCAAATGAACCCAAAGGCTGAGGTTGGTGAACTGGCAGAGCAAACGAAGCTGGTAACCCAATATTCAAAGGCTTCTGGCGCTGATACTGAAGAAGTATTGAAGGGTGCTCAGAATGCAACAAAAGCATGGAACATGAGCTACCAAGAATACTTCGACAATTTGTTCACTTTGCAGAAGCAAGGTGGTGACGTGGGCGGAGAGATTTCCGACAACATGGCCGAGTACTCACAGGTACTTGGTCAAATGGGCTTGAGCGCAAAAGATTCATTCTCAATGATTGCCAATGGTATCAAGACCGGTGCCTACAACGGTGATAAGTTGCTGGACTTCACCAAAGAGTTCTCTATCAGTTTGAATGATGGTCGTATGGACAAGTCGATCAGTGAGTTCTCAAAGAAATCACAGGACATGTTCCAAGGCTACAAGGACGGTAAGGTCACTGCTGGTGATATGTTCAAGCAAATCACTGGTGAGATGGGTAAGATGACCGATAAGCAGAAGGAAGCCACACTTGCTTCTAACCTGTGGAGTGCTTTGGGTGAAGATAACTCACTGAAGGTACTGGGGTCGCTTGGTAAACAAAATAAGGCTTTCTCTGATGTTTCGGGTACTGCTAAGAAGACATCTGACCAACTGAAGGAATCCAACCCGTTTGAACTTATGAAGCGTTCAGCGGAGGCGTCAGTGAGTTCAGTAACGATGTCAGCCACTGAGACGAAGAAGTTCAAGAAGGCACTGGAGCCACTTCAGAAGGCTGTGAAGGACTTTATCAACACTATGGTGAAGAATATGCCTGCAATCGTTAAGGCGATCACACCGGTTGTTAATTTTGTAGCAGACCACGGTAAGCTGATTTTGGGACTTATGACAGCCATGTTGGCTTTAAACTTTACAGGTAAAGCCATCAACGGATTGAGCAAGTTGCATGACGCTGTCACAAGCACCATATCAGTTGCCAAAAAAGTAAAGGATAGCAAAGCCTTTGAATGGTCAGCAAAATTAGGAAAAAAGTCCTTTGATAAGTCATGGGGAGCCATTAAGACAGTTGGTTCAACGGCTAAGAAATGGGGCAAATCTGCCTTTAGCTGGACTGCCAACTTGGGTAAGAAAGCATTCACAAAGAGTATTGGAGCTACTAAGACGGCCTCAATTGCAACTGGTAAGTTGATTGGTAAGTCATTGAAGTGGACAGCCTCAATTGCTACCAAAGGCGCTAACTTGGCTATGGCTGGACTTGTGAAGACGGCTAAGGCAACAGGTACAGGTATTAAGTTGGCATTCAACTTCCTTAAGGCTAACCCACTTATCTTGTTGGTAACAGCTATCACGGCCGTTGTTGTTGCATTGGTTGAGCTGTATAAGCACAATAAAAAGTTCCGACAGTTCGTAGATGGCTTGGTAAAGTCTGCTAAGCAATTCTTTGAAGGAGTTACGAAGTGGTTTAGTAATGCATGGTCATCAGTAACAAAGGGTTACAACTCATTCACTCGTAGCTTCAGTAAGGGGTGGCATTCATTTACTGATGGTATTGGTAAAGCTTGGAACGCTACGTGGAGCTACGTAAGTAACATATTCGATAAGTACATCAATATCTACAAGCGTGTTATCAAGACGTTTACTGATTTCTTTACAGGGAACTGGGGAAATCTTGGTAAAGATATTCGAGGTATCTGGAATGCACTGTGGGACTATGTAGAGTCAATCTTCGGTAATAAGGCTGGTTCTATCAAGCACGGAATTGAGAACTTCGGTAGCTCAGTATGGAACTTATTTGGGCGTATTAAGGATAGGGTATCAGGATTTTGGTCTGATATGTGGAACGGCTTGAAGGACTTTGCTCGTGATGGTATCAATAACGTTATCGGTGTCATCAACACTGGTATTGGTGGTATCAACACAGTTATCCATACGTTTGGTGGTAAGAAGGAAGCCATCGGTAAGATTCCAAAGTTTGCTAATGGTACAAAGGGTGCGCCTAAGGGGTTGGCAATCGTTAATGACGCCCCGGGAGAGCATTACCAAGAAGCAATCATCGATAACTCTGGGCGTGCCACTGTGCTTGAAGGTCGCAACCGACTGGTTAATTTCTCAGGTGGTGAAACGGTTATCCCAGCCCATGCCCTACCTAAGTTTGCCAACGGAACTGATGACTGGCTTGATACTGCAATCGGCTGGATTTCCGATAAGTGGGACAAGTTAACGGAGTTCATCGCACACCCAATCAAGGCGTTGGGTAACGTTATGAACAAGGCGGTCTCTGGTATCGCTGGCAGTCCTTTGGTAACTAACATCGCACCAGCTATGGCCAACGGATTGGTTCAAGGTATTGCAGATCCAATCGTCAACATGTTCAAGTCTTTGAAGAAGAAGCACGAAGATGAAGACGTGGTTGCACAAGCCGGTGAAGGTGCTATGTCAAAGGAATCCTTCAATAAGACAGCCCGTAAAGCGGCCGACATAATTGGGGAGCACTTGTCAGGTGCAGACTTAGCACAGCTATGGTCACAGGCTATGTTTGAGTCAAACGTTAACCCAAGTATCAACACAGGTTACGATGACCATGATGGTACTGGTAAGCCACGAGGACTGTTCCAATACAAGGTCGGGACGTTTAACGCTTGGAAGTACCCAGGTCACAACAACATTCTGTCAGCCTTAGACCAATTTCTTGCCGTGTTTAACATGGTGGATTGGCGTTCAGCTTTGGCGCCAACTGGTGTTAAGCGTGGTTGGGGGCCTTGGGGTGCTAAGCGTTTTGCAGATGGCGGTTGGATTAACTCACGAACGTTTGTAGAAATGGGTGAAGAAGGGTTCCCAGAAGTGGTTATCCCAATGAATCCATCACGTAAGCCACGAGCCAACCAATTACTTGCAGAAGCTAACCAACGTATCAATGGTGCACAAGAACAACAGATTGTGATTCAGTCTGATACAGCACAGTTGGAGCAAAAGTTCGACAACGTAATTGCACTATTGTCGCTCATGCTGGGTGTTAACCAAGACCAGCTCAAGACACTACAATCACAAGGTGGAATCAACTTACCCAACCTGATGAACCAGATGGGCATGGCTCAAACAACACACAATTATCAATCAATATAACGAAAGGATATTCCCGTTATGAAACTATTCGTACAGCCCTACGGTGGCAAAGAATATGACTTGACGGCCAGACTTCCATCTGTGAAGTTTCTGGATATGAAGTCATCAGCACCTCAATTAACAGGTGACTGGCTAACCATAGCCGGCTCAGACGGCCAACGGTTACAGAATGCCACTTATGGATCCAATCAAGTCACCGTGTCATTGTTTATTAAGGGGCGCAACATGGCTGATTTCAGGTTGCTTAAGGCAGAGTTGAACCGTGTCTTTTACCAGCGTGGCCTAATGCGCCTTAGAAGCACGCTGGAACCATTTAAGACGTTTTGGGTAATGGCTAACCCAACTGATATCACACCGATTCAAGCTTCATCACAAGGGACGGTAGAGCTTATGTTCACCAATCCAAGTGGACTGGCACAGAGTTTGGTCAGGTCAGATAAGTTACCTGATGACTTAAGCAGTTTGGGCTTTGGTATGAATCTACCAGCCAAGCCGTTGAGCTATGTTGGTACCAGTAATCAGTTCAACATTTACAACCCTTCAGATGTGGCCATTGACCCATACGTTAACCACCATGATTTGGTGATTACAGTAAAAGGTTCGGGTGCATTTACTTTGACAAATCAGACGAATGGCACCAGTATAACGCTGAATAAGGCGATGACTAACAGTGACACGTTTGTGTTAAATGGTGTAATACCAACACTGAATGGGTCGACTGACGTAGACACAGACTTTGGGCACATCGAGTTGGAACGTGGAGATAATGACATTCGTTTAAGTGGACTAAGCAGTGCCAATATTACCTTCAGCTTCCCATTCTTGTACTTCTAAATGGATTACAGCAAAGATAAGGTTGTTATTCAATCGAGGGACGGCAAGTCCACACAAGCGTTATCCTCACTGAATTTCAGCACGTTTCAGCTCACCCGTACGAAGAATGAAGCTTACCAAGTTGATTTCCAAGCGTATGACGATGGATCACTTGGGTTTGCCTTGTTACAAGTGGAGAATCTAGTGCAATATGACGGTCAAACCTACGTGATTAAACAGGCGACTGATGATAACATTGGTGGTGTTCACAACGTAACAGTTACGGCAACGCACATCTTTTACCAGCTCAACAATCGGTTCCAGTACAACATTAGACAGGGTGATAATTCATTCAGTCTGACAGACGCCTTGGATTTTCTGCTCACGGATATTGGTGATGGCTACTCATATCAGATTCATGGTAAGTTCGACAGCAACAAGACGCTAACGGATTTTGGTAACACGTCAATTATCGAAGGGTTGTCGACAATCAAGAGTGCATTTGGTGTATATGCCATCGTACCTAATAACAAGGTCATTCACTTGTACGACAAAGATTCATATGTGATCAATACCCGCAAGGTATTCAGGTATCGTAATGATACTGCCGCAGTACAACTACAGTATGACGCAACCAGCATTGTGAATACCGTGCAAGCTGTATCAACTATGGAACAACCAGCATTTACACCCTTCAAGGTACAGGACGCAGATTCAGTTGCTAAGTGGGGTATCAAAGAGGGTGCCCGTGTTGAAAGCGACAAGATTACCTCAACAGACGCCATGAAGAACTTGGCTTCCCAATCGTTTGTATTGGAGCCATCGTTGGCTATGACAGTTACATCAGCTGGGAATGAAGACGTTGCTTTGGGTGAAAATTGGACAGTACAGATGATTGATAACGGGTTCCAGACTTCCGTTGAAGTGGTCAGCATTGTAAGAGCACCGTTTGCGACAACAGCGGTACAGATTACTTTGAACAACACCCGCAAGAATTATCTGGACGCCCAAAGGGTACAACAATCAGCAGTCAACACAGCAAAAAAGAACACAGGGACAACAGGTAACATGTGGGTTATCGGAAAGGTGGAATCATGACGTTAAATGGAATCGACATAAGCAATTGGCAGGCTGGTATTAACCTAAGCGCAGTACCAGCTGATTTCGTTATCGTAAAGGTCACCGAAGGAACCACCTATGTGTCTCCAGTGGCTGGTACCCAGTACCAAGGCGCTAAGTCAACAGGCCGGTTGTTAGGTGTGTACCACTTTGCGACAGGTGTCGGTGCTGTGGAAGAGGCCAAATTCTTCCTTAGCAACATTCAGGGTTACCTTGGAGAAGCAATCTTGCTGTTGGACTGGGAAGGTGCTGTTGTAACGCAAGGTGTTGGTTACGCTAAGGCCTTTTTGGATTACGTGTATCAGCAGACCGGCATCAGGCCATTGATTTACATGAGCAAGTCAGTCACAAGCAGTTATGACTGGTCAACGGTGAGTGCCAATTATGGTCTCTGGGTCGCCCAATACGCAGATTCAAACCCCACTGGGTACCAAGATGACCCATGGACAGACGCTAATGGTTATGGTTCATGGAAGGGACCAGCAATATTCCAATACGCTTCAAAAGGGCGCCTAAGTGGCTATGATGGCAATCTGGATTTGGACAAGTTCTATGGTGACGACAAAGCGTGGCAAGCCTATGCTAAGTCAGACCGGATTGACCCAGATCCAGACCCCAACACAGAACCGGAGCCGCCTAAGAGCACGCCAATCGTCCAATATGCTGACCCCGATGGGAATAAGGCTTATGCCTACACCCATTGGCAAGCTATCGCAGGCAAGCCTGACTTGAGCACAGTGGTATTGACCAGCCCCAATGGTACGAAGTATCAACTGGTGGTTGATGATAAGGGGACACTGACAACAAGGGTGGTGAAGTAAATGATATTGGATTTACCTAAGCGTATTTCTGGAGCTGATGATACAGCACAACAGATTTACCAAGCATTTTATGATGTTGGCATGATTACAGATATGCCTATGCCAATGAAGACGCTGAACATTTCAGAATACAACGAGCAAGCATTCTCAAATATTGGGAGTGCTTTAATTTTGCTCAAAAACAACCTCAATCGACTGGTGGACATCTTCAATGAGTATCATTTTGTCGATATGGAGGGCATACAGGCCAAAGGACATGAATACTGGGGCAGCGATCTAAGCGGTTTGGGGGAATCTTATGATGATTTTAACAGCCACTTGGTTGCTATGGAAAATACATTGCAAAACATGGTTGAGATTATGATTCTCAACGGTTTAATCGAAAGGAATTAAGAAAATATGGCTACACAAGCACAATCACAGGGTCGCTATGCCGTAGTTAACACGTTGCTAGACACAACTGATGTGACGTTGATTGACTCACTATCAGGACGTCAGGGTGACAACGGTCGTATCGTTTACTTTGCTATCAAGGACGGCAATTTGCCACACAATCTTGACGGCCAAAACGTTGTTCTTACGGCAAAGGATTCAGCAGGTAAGGTTAAGCAAATTTCTGGGGTTCACGACATGATTTCAGCCACTGGTGGGTTGTTCTCAATGCTAATCCCAGGAGAGATGTACCAATCGGCTGGGGACATTGAAGAGGCCTACATCAGTGTCCAAGATGGTGCCGGTACTGTTATCAGCTCAATCCCAGTAACGTTCACGGTGTTGGCTAACAACATTCTGTTCACGGCCAACGCTTCAAAGGACTATATCGATTCAGTACAACAAGCTATTGATGAAGCTAACTCACTTATCAGTGGTTTGAATGACAGTATCAAGGCGCAACAACTTGCTTATGAAACTTTGAAGACCTCAGTTGGGAATCTGGCAGGGCAAGTCAACTCCAATCAAGTAGCTTTGCTGAACGTTGCAAATCATTTCACTGATACAGCTACGTTCGACAAGGGTGTTACAGCAAGCAATGTAACTTCTAACGGTGGGGTTACGGCAAAGACAATCAGCACGCCTAACTTTAAGTCAGACGGAGCTTCTATCCAACAATCAAGGGACGGAAAGACTTGGCACAACTTGGCGGACGATGATGGTGTTGTACACAAGACTGGGGCAGAGTTGATTGCAGGTGATAAGACTTTCACTGGCAACTTAGCACTTGCTGGGACGGTCAATTCAGTAACCGTGGGTGACTCTGGTTGGCAACCAATTCAACTAATGAGCGGAGTAACTGCTAAGTATGCCAAAGCTCGCAAATTAAATGGTATGGTCACGGTTCAAATAGTTGATTTGAAGGGTTACTATCAGGGAAACAATCTTGGAAACGGTAACCAAATCGCCCACTTGCCATGGCCGGCTAAGACACCTACTGATGATTTGAATTCAGCAGGTGTGGATGGTATATATCTGTTCATTTACAACGGTGACATTGGATATGCATCAATCTCAAATACTTTGCTGTACATCGGATATGTGAAATCACCAACGTCAAACTCAAATCAAACATTATCCATGACACTAACGTACCCAATTAGTACATCAAATGTTGGTGACTGATGATAATTCAGGAAAATATAACCCATCTGGACTACCTACAGACGGGTCAACCAACTGGTTGAAATAAGCGCACTTTGGTCACCACTTAAGTAATAAAAGAAAGGCGTATGATATGGGATTTTTTCCACACGATTTAGCGGGCTGGCTCGCAGTTCTGGCAACCCTAAGTGCCGCAATGTGGTTCGTAATAAAGATGACCTTTGTCAAAGCAATCGACAGTCTGAATGAGACAATTGCCGGTTTGCAGGACACCTTGAAAGGCTATGATTCACGACTTGATGACCACGAAACACGTATCAGAGTAATCGAGGATTGGAGGGAACATCACGATGACAATGAATAACTTAATAACTTTTGTAGAAGCGCTGTGGGAGAGTGGAATCTTGCCAACGCTTTTAATTTTGGGCATTGGGTGGCTATCAACACGATTTGCCAGCAATAAGAGGCTCACAGCCTTGTTAGGCATTACAGAACGTGCAGTGAAGTGGGCTGAGGTGACCTTCGATGGAGGCCAAACCCAAAAAGCACAAGCATACAAGCAGATTTCAGATTATCTGATTAAAGCTGACAAGGCTCATCTGTTCACTGCTAAACAGATTGATGAAGCCATCGAATGGGCTGTCCAAGAGATGAAGAAAGGAACGATTAAATGAAAACAGTAAAGATTCTGGGCGACGCTCTAAACAAGGTGGCCGATACATCAACAGTCTTTGATTTCCGTCTTTGGAATGAGGGGTTGCCACAAGATGTCACGGGGAAGGCTGTGTCGTTCACGATTGCCAATGATTCTGGATATCTATTCGATGTACCAGCTGTGGTTGATGGTAACGTGATTTCGTTGGATTTCTCTAATGAAAAATTAAAGCAATTAACGCCTGATACGTATCACATGGAGGTAGCAGTTACCAATTCAGATGGTGATGTTGAGGTATACCCTTCAGATGGTGCAATCGACTTTAGGGTGGGTAAGAACCTTCATAGCACACAGGGGAAGCTAGTCCCGCAAATTACTTTTGATGTTGTTTTGGCTTCGGTTGATAAAAAGATTACTGAATACACAAAGACAATTGTAAAGGGAGATAAGGGAGATACTGGTCCACAGGGACCTCAAGGTATTCAAGGACCTATGGGGCCACAAGGACCGGTTGGTGCTACTGGTCCACAAGGGCCTAAGGGTGATATGGACCTATCTCAGATTACTGTGGGTGGGCGTAACCTATTGCTAAACTCCCAGTTATTAACAATTAAAACATCTCCTAATGCATATGCTACTGTTGAAATTGTTCCGTATGACTCTAAAACAAACATGTGGCACATAACGGCTCCTCAAGGTGGAAGTATTAATGCGGGGCTATATTTTTCACAATCTGTAAACGTTACTGCTCCGATTGCTTATGGCAAAAAGTGGGCGCTCAGTTTCGATATAAAAGGGACAGGTGTATACTCACGAAATGGTATTGATTGGTCTGAAAATTACAACGGTCCTGCTGGTCCGGTGTATTCTGATTGGACAAGAATCTCATCAACTGGCTCATCTAAGGGAGATGCAAAGCCAGTTACTATGTACTTTAACACGTCTAATTCTCCTCTAGATGTGTATATCAAACTACCTAAGCTAGAAATTGGTAACGTAGCTACGGATTGGTCACCAGCTCCAGAAGACGCGCCAAGCAACGACGCACAGTTAGTGCACAAGACAGGAAATGAAGTTCTTGCGGGTGACAAGACATTCACAGGCAACACAACTCTTACAACAACTACCATATTGGTAGGGAATTACGGGCTAAGAGTTACTCCAAGCGGATTCCAGAAGACAACCGATGGTAGAACGTGGGTATCTGCCAACATTTAATAGGTATCATGAAAGGACAAAAATAATGACAGTATCAGTAAGTTTTAACGCACCACAAATTCAAGTAGATAACGGCAGTACGGGTGTTCAACTATCACAGGTAATCTTGCCTTATTCAATTCGTAACTCAGAAGATTCCACCCAATACTTAGGTGGTCAGATGACGTTAGGCCAATCAGATGGAATCAAGTTGACTGACAACACAAAGGACTGGGAGCGCCTTGGCTTGGCTAAGATTAAGAACATGGTGGCTGATGCAGAAATCTATGTGCCAGACCCAATCATTGAAGTTCCTGAAGCACTACCAGCAAGTTCAGCAGTAGACACTCCGGTAAGCTCAACAGCTGATTCAGTAGCTAGCTCAGTGACAGAAGCTCCAGCAAGTTCAGCTCAAGAAGCTCCTGTAAGCTCAGCAGAGAATTCCGAAGCTACGGTAGCAAGCTCGGCTTCAACTCAGGAAACGACAACACCTTCAGAATCAACAACGGAGGAATAACCATATGAATAAATTGCTAAAAAGCGCTTTGGCTTCGGCTGGGGCGCTTTTAATTATGGGATCAGTACCATCAGTACATGCTGCCAAAGGCGACCAGGGTGTTGATTGGTCAATCTACCAAGGTTCGCAAGGTAAGTTTGGATATGGTCACGATAAGTTTGCTATCGCGCAAATTGGTGGGTACTACGCTGGACATGGCTACGTTGATCAATACACGTATCCAACACAAGTTCAGTATGCAATCGCCCAAGGAAAACGCGCACATGACTATATTTTCGTAGATGGTGTTACTGACCGTGCAACTATGAAAACTGTAATTGATCACTATCTAGCAAAAAGCCAAACGCCACAGGGAGCTATCTTTGCTTTGGATATTGAGCAAGGTGCAACGAATACAGACGTAGTTATGTATGGACTTGATTATATTCAATCAAAGGAAAAGACAGCTGTACTATACGGATACAAGAATTTCTTGATGTCAAACCTTGACCTGCAAGCGATTGCTAATAAGTACCCGCTTTGGTTGGCTCAGTATCCAAATTACGAGGTTACGCCAGTGCCAAACTATAATTACTTTCCTTCATTTGATAATGTACAATTGTTTCAGTTCACGGCATCATATATCGCTGGTGGACTTGACGGTAATATTGACCTGACTGGTATCACGGACAACGGATACAAGAACGGCAACCCAGAGAAGCCAAACACGCACACGCCTGCAATTGATGCCGGTAAAGAAGCGGATAATACGCCTAAGGCGGACATTGCACCTGGTATGACGGTTAAGGTAAACTTCAGCGCTACTCATTACGCAACTGGTGAAGCTATTCCTGACTTTGTTAAGGGTGAGCCACACAAGGTGCTTGAAGTAGATGGCGACCGTGTGTTACTCGATGATATTTACTCATGGGTAAACAAGAAGAATATCGAGATTTTGGACGCTAACACGCAAGATGACTCGGCAGAGTTTAACGGTGTATTCTATCTAGATAGCTGGCAATATGAGCTTGGCGGTGTGTACGTTCGAAACAATGATTTGGCTATTCCAGTAGCGGATTATCACAACGATATGCCGGCTGCATCAGTAACGTTGACCGACCGTCATGGTAACCCATTGGCGGACCAAAACGGTCTTGGTAACAACGGAGTTCCGGAATACTTCACTTTGAATGGTAAGTACACGGTATTGCAACGCGTTGGATCATCGATTGAAGTAGAGATGAATGGTGAGTCGGTCTGGTTGAAGGCTGCATTCGCTAACTAGTTTTAAATTGGTCCAACTTGCGACATTGAAACAGATACGCAAGTTGGTCCACATGTAAAATAAGCCCGTCTGGACTAGGTGTTATTGCACTTAATCCAGACGGGCTTTCTATGTTATTTGCTTGGAACGTCCCATTCCCAGTCATGTTCAACTGCGTGCCAGTTACCTGTAGCTGCAGAAGGTCCAATCTTACCAGCAAGCTCAATCCATACCTTTACATCATATAAGGTTGGACGCGTCATAGCCTTAGCGGTTGCTTCGGTATATTCTTCCCATGTTAGGTCGGCATCATCAAGCAATGGCTCTACAATCTCACGGTGCAGATTGATATATGCCTGCCGTTCGGTGAAACCATTGCCGATTAGCTCATTGAACTTTCCTACATATAAATACGGTCGTCTTCAGTTTCTGAGGCTAAAAATTGGAGGACTCTTTCTGTCCAATGAGTTAATTTAGTCATGTAAGTTTCTCCTTATTAAGTTAAGTTAAAATTAATTATACAATACACAACAAAAATTGAAAATGTAGCCCTCACCAAAAACACATAAACAGATAAATGAAAATACAACGTGTGATTTTATTAGCTATGAAACAAATAATCACCCAATATTTGTATTGTTTTTACGCTGTTTGTCTGTCGGCTACAAGCTGGATTTGCTAACTAATTTAAAATGGGCCAACTTGCGACACTGAAACAGATACGCAAGTTGGCCCATATATAAATTAAGCCCGCTGGATTTGGATGAACTTCCTTGTCTGGCGGGCTTTTCTGTATTAAAATTGACATTCAATATGGTGCCGCATATAATAAAGGCATATCAAGTCCCCGGGCAATTATGTTCGGGCTTTTTTTATAGTAAAGTTGGAATTAAAAATGAATATACAAGATGAAGATCAAAAACTTGTAAATGTTTTTAGTGATCGAAAGATGACAATCGATTCTGAAAATGCAAGTATCTACATTAAAAATATCGGATACTATAAGTTAAAAGAATACGCAAAGCCATTTGTAAGGGATGGCCTATATGATGGACTACTATTCAGCAGTGTGTTAAAACGATATTTTTTTGATAAAAACCTAAGAATACATTTATTACATATTATTGAAATGATTGAACTAGCCTTTAAAAACAGTCTTGCCGAGCTAATAGGTAATGACTCTGGCCCATTTGGATATTTGGACTTTTTAGTTTGGGCTGATCAAGGACGTTATACCTCTGAGTATATTATTGGAGAACAATCTTTGATAAAAAATACAATTTTGAAAATGATTAAAAATATGAATGAATATTCAAATCCAGAATATTTTGACGAAAAAAATCTCACTTTAAAAGATAATAAATATAATAAAGTAGAAAATGGTTCTCAACATAAGAAGTATCCTACCGTTTGGCTAGCATTTGATTTATTATCATTTGGACAATTACATCATATTTACCAACTTTTACCGTTGAAAAGTAAGGATAAAATTGCTAAAAATTTTAATTGTGGTAGTTCTGAATTAAACTCATGGATTGGGGCAATGGTTTTAGTTAGAAACGTTTGTGCACACAGTTCTAATTTAATTGATATTGAATTTAAAACTTTGCCAAAATCTAAAGTCGAATGGAGAGAATATTTACATGTTCACGAACGAAAAAATGGTAAAACTGAGATAACTAATAAATTAGCCAGCGTTATTATTCCGATAGTTTATTTGGCTCATAATATAGATCAAAATTATGGCTTTGGAGACATCTATAAAGATATTCAAAACGCCATAAAGCCTGTAAGAAAAAACGGTGAAAATCAAGCGCAAGCATTAGGCTTTAGTAGCAAGAAAAAAATGATTAAGTTCTTTTCAACTTATTTTCAATAATAACTTTAGTTGATTTACTTGAAAAAAGCCCGCTGTACTTGGATTAACTTCCTCGTCTGGCGGGCTTTTTATTGTACAATAATTAGGTGAGAAATGTCGGGCCATACCCTACAAACTAAAATTGGATTCAGATTAGTTTGCGCCACTAAATACGAGGCTTAATATTTGCGCCATATTTGCGCCAGTTAACTCTCAAACTACTGGTGTATAAGCATTTACACATTCCCACGTACAATGAACCGTTTGTGGCCATAACTTAATATAAACATTAATAAACCGCTGAAAACTGTCGTTATAACTGTTTTCAGCGGTTTTTTATAGTCGTAAGTTATTTTGGTTGTTTGTTTTTCTTCTTTCGACGACCTATAACGAATAGTGCTAGCAGCCAGAACCAGGGGCGTAGCCATAATGGGCGGTTATCATTATTATCCATATTGCAAATCCTCCTATATTGTTTAGCGTACTCTGAATATGACCATCGCGCAGACGGAAATATGGGGGTATAATAGAAAAATCGAAAAGTATGGGGCACATGCTTTCAAATTTTAGTTAGGGGAACGTATGACAGATAAATTGAATTTTGCAGCGTTTATGCAATCTGGTACAACGAGCATCAGTAACTATTTACTACAACATTATCGTGACCTTGGCATGACAAACGAGGAACTGCTTGTTTATGTACAAACTAAGGCAGGCATCGATCGTGGCGAGCTGGAACCTAGCACGCAAAAAATTGGGGACACGCTTGGATGGGATGCGCAGACAGTGTTTGGACATCTTGAGGCCATGCGTGCCAAAGGATTGGTTAATTTCGTTAGTATGCGTGATGGCGCCGGCCGTGTTAGCACGCAATTGGATTTCCAACCGTTATACGACAAGTTGGTTTCCGAACCGGGCAGTGATGCCATGACGGCAGCGCAACGAGTGGCCACGCAAGGTCAACCGGTCACGCATCAAGATGATTTGAGTCGTGCTGCGATTTATAATTTAATCGAGCAGGAGTTTGGTCGACCATTAAGTCAAATGGAGATGGAAACTGTCAAGAATTGGTTTGACGTTGATCATTTTAAGCCAGAGTTTATCAAGGCAGCGGTGCAAGAAGCCGTGCTTAATGCAGCTTTGAATCTCCGATATATTGAGACAATTCTAGTTGCATGGCAGAAGAAAAATTATCGATCTGTCCAGGAAGTTCGCCAAGAGCGTCAGAAACGTACGCAGTTTAAGCAGCTTAATTCAGATGAAAAGGTTAACATTCCGACTAATGTTGATATTTTAAATACTGATTGGTCACAGTTTAAATAG